AGGTAAAGCTAAGAAAGCTAATAACAAAGTTGACCCAGCAATCTTTAGAATGGCTGAAGAAAAAGACTATTCATAAAAATTAATGCACGAAGAAGAAAATAAAACAGCTGACGAAGTCAGTGAGTCATCACCTATTGTCGGACATATAAGACAGAAGTTCTATCAATCAGAGAACTCTAGATTATATGATGAGAAGAGATGGTTACAGGCTTACAGAAACTATAGAGGACTATATGGTCCTGAAATGGTTTTTCGTTCAAATGAGAAATCAAGAGTATTTGTTAAGATAACAAAAACTAAAGTATTAGCAGCTTTTGGTCAGCTTATAGAAGTATTATTCTCTAGTGGTAAGTTTCCATTAGGTATTAATCCTACACAGGTTCCAGAAGAGATACCTGAGTATGCACATTTAAAACCTAAGAAACCAGAACAACCACAGGAACAGATACAAGATCCATATGGATTTAAAGGTGATGGTAGAGAGATACCACCTGGTGCTACAGCTGATATGCTAATGAAAAATTTAGCACAAGAATTTGAGAATGTTGGTTTTGATGAGGGTCCTGCTAATCAGGGAGAACCACAGATACAACCAGCAGAAATAGCAGCAAAACATTTAGAAAAATTATTACACGATCAATTAGAAGAGTCTAGTGCTATAACAGTTCTAAGACATGTATTCTTTGAGATGTGTTTATTAGGAACTGGTATATTAAAAGGTCCATTTAGTTTTGATCATACATATCATGCATTTGATGTAGGTGAAGATCAAGATGGTAATATGATAAATGTACATGCTAAAAAAATTAAAACAGTACCTAAAGTAGAAGCAGTATCATGTTGGGATTTCTATGCAGATCCAAATGCAACTAGTATAAATGATTGTGACTATGTAATTCAAAGACATTCATTAAATAGACAACAGTTTTCTGATTTAAGAAAGATGCCTTATTTTAATGAGGAAGCTATTGATATGTGTCTAGAAGAAGGTCCTAATTATCAAGTTAGAGGATATGAATCTTCTCTATACAATAGAGAAACTGTAGAGACTATATACAAAAACAGATTTGAAGTATTAGAATATTGGGGTGTTATCTCAAAAGAGATGGCAGAAGAATGTGGAATAGAAAGTGATAAGAGTGTAATTAGTGTCAATGCATGGATATGTGGTGGCAAAGTATTAAGAATGGTAGAGAATCCATTCGAACCTACTAGATTACCTTTTATGGTTTGTCCATACGAATTAAACCCATATCAATTTTTTGGTATTGGTGTTCCAGAAAATATGGAAGACTCACAACAGATTATGAATGGTCATGCAAGAATGGCTATTGATAATCTAGCATTGTCAGGTAACTTAGTATTTGATGTTGATGAAACACAATTAGTTCCTGGACAAGATATGAAAATTTTTCCTGGTAAGATATTTAGAAGACAGAGTGGACAACCAGGAACATCTATAAATGCAATTAAATTTCCAAACAGCACTCAGGAAAATATGATGATGTTTGATAGATTTAGACAGTTAGCAGATGAGGCAACTGGTATACCATCATATTCACATGGTACAACAGGTGTACAATCTACTACTAGAACTGCGGCAGGTATGTCAATGTTGATGGGTGCTGCAGCATTAAGTATTAAAACTGTAATTAAAAATGTAGATGATTACTTATTAAAACCCTTAGGTGAAAACTTGTTTCATTGGAATATGCAATTTAATGCAGACATTCCAATTATTAAAGGTGATCTTGAAATAAAAGCAAGAGGTACATCTTCATTAATGCAGAAAGAAGTTAGATCACAAAGACTTATGACGTTTATGCAAACAGCTGCTAATCCAGCATTAGCACCATTTGTTAAATGGCATACATGTTTAAAAGAAATAGCAAAATCATTAGATATCGATCCTGATCAATTAATTAATGATCCAGAGAAAGCAGCTATCTATGCACAAATAATGGGAATGGTAAATGGAAATAAGAACGATACAACCCCTACTGGAGAACAAGACCCTATGGCAGCAGTTGGAAAAGCACCTCCAGGGGCTTCAATCACAGATCCAACAGGAAATGGAGGTGGCAACATCGGAATCGGCAATATACCGATGCCAGGGGAAGCTGGTTTTGCTTCGCCAGATGTTAAATCTCCCAACGGCAAACAAACGCAGTAAAGAGGGTGATTAGTGGCAATACAATATTCTATATCATATGATGATAAGGGTAGTCCTTCATTAGTAAAAAATACTATAGAGGGATCTAAACCAGTTATTAAATCATCATTTAATATTGGAGAGTATAAACCAGTTAGAACTGTACAGACTGATTTTGATTTTGAAAATGTAACAGAACAAAATGCTGAGACAGTATATCAAAGTTTACAGAAATATATTTATCAAACTAATAATAATAGTGATGGTGGATCAGATCAAAGTGAGCAAGATAAATTTTTAGAACAGAGTTTTAAAGCTGCAGCAGCTAGAGATATTGATGGTAAAGTTATAGGTGGTTCAACATTTTCAGAAAAAATAAAAATGACTGCTGTTGATACTTATATAGATTCAAAATTAAATCCTGTTAAATCTACAGTTCTTGGTCAAATACCTATACTAGGAAGTATTCATAATGCATTAAAACATGCAGGATCTAATTATGTAGATCCATATTATGATCCAGTACATTCATCATATTACACAACTGGATTTGGTCAATATACTGATAAATTAGATAGACCAGGACTTACAAAAGATCAAGAAGTAGATAAATTACAAAAAGCTGGAATAGATTCTGGAACAGGTGTAGAAGATCCTTCAGATTATTTACAGAGAGTAAATGAAAAAAAAGTCCAACAGCAGTTTAGGGATTTACAAAATATAAATGCTGGTGGTGGTAATGGTGGTGGAAATCAAGGACAGAGAGATGCTGGACCAGGATATAGTGGTGGTGGAACAGCAGCTGAAATGGGGAGTTTTTAATGGCAGTAGATTATAGAGGACAACCTCTAACACAACAGACAGCATTTACCACAACTGGTATAATGAATAGAAAACCTGAACCTGTAAAACCTTTAAGGATGCAGGCTGTTAGAAAACCTGAGCCTAAAGTTGTACAAGAAAATTTACCAGAAGAAAGATTACCACAGATTAATTTAGAGAATTTGAGAGATGATGATAAACGAATTTTAAATATTCATTTAACACCATCTCTTAAAAATGTATTCAACAGAATATTTGGACAGGATATTTTTCCTGAGTTTGGCTTAACAGAGAACACAGTAAGTATCCCAAAAAGTATTGTTGTTGATAGATTTGGATCATTGGATAATTTTCAAAACATGATTCGAAGAGATGATAACAACGTGCCACCTAGTCAAGGTTTAATGACTAGCCCACAAACTAATAAAATAGTTTAGAGCTACCCTTATCCATAAGGCACTCAACCCAATAGGTAAAAATAATGGAAGAAAAAGAAAAAGTTTCTGCGGAAACTAAAGTTAAAATGCCAACAGTAAATCCATACAAAAAAGATCATGGAGAAGATGATCCAGAAGTAGAAGCATTTGCTAGAGGTGAATTAACAAAGTTTGCAAGGGAACAAAAAGAAGCAGCAGCAGCAACCGAACAGAAGGACACCGATGCATCTGAAGAGACTGCAGAACCTACAGATCAAAAGGCTACTCCTATCGCTGAACGCCCTGTTAAAGCTGAAGATACCGCTTTTAAAAAACGTTACGACGATTTGAAAAAGCATTATGATTCTACTATAAATAAACACAAGGATGAACTTCATTCTTTGCGTTCACAACTAGAGTCAAGCACAAAACAATTTGTTGCACCTAAATCTAAAGAAGAATTAGATGCATGGAGAAAAGAGTACCCTGATGTTTATGATATGGTTGAAACCATAGCAATGAACAAAGCTACTACTCAATCTGCAGAACTTGAAAGTAAATTTAAAAACTTACAAGTACAACAAGAACAAATTAAAAAAGAAAAAGCTGAAGTAGAACTTTTAAAAATTCACCCAGATTTTAATGATATTCGTGCAAAAGATGAATTTCATCAATGGGCTGAAAAACAAGATCCTACTATTCAAGGTTGGTTGTATGAAAATACATCTAATGCTAAGTTAGCTGCTAGGGCTATTGATCTATATAAAATGGACAGTGGTCAAAGTAAACTAACTAAAAAGGAAGAGAAGGATGTTAAGAAAGAAGCTGCTAAAGCAATTTCTAAAACTAGAAAAGCTGTAGACTCAGAAGAACCAAAGAAAAAAGTTTGGACAGCAAGTGAGATTTCTAAATTGAAACCTCATGAGTTTGAAAAACTTGAACAGGAGATTGACCTTGCTCGTTTAGAAGGTAGGATTGAACAACGTTAACAATCTAACTAAACAATAGGAGGAGTACAACCATGGCTTTTGGAAGTGCTACGGGTTACAATAACCTTTCACAAGGTAATTTTACCCCACAAATCTTTAGTCAGAAAGTTCAAAAATTCTTCAGAAGAGCATCAGTGGTAGAAGATATTACTAACACTGATTACGCTGGAGAAATTGAAAATTTTGGCGACACAGTAAAACTAATAAAAGAGCCTACGATCACAGTCAGAGATTATGCTAGAGGACAAACAGTTGATACACAATTATTAGCTGATGACCAAATAACTATGACAGTTGACCAAGGTTCTTATTTTGCTTTTAAAGTTGATGATATTGAAGAAAGACAATCTCATGTAAACTTTGAGGCTCTTGCAACCTCTTCAGGTGCATATTCATTAAAGAAAAACTACGACTACAATGTATTGAAGTTTATCTACGATAACGCTTCTACATCTGCTAGTGACACTGGAACTGATGGTTCACCAATCGATGGTGATGCAGCAGCAGACACTTTAGCAGACGTTGTGTCAGCAGCTAAAAAAGTTCTTGACAAGAATAGCGTACCAGAAGAAAATAGATGGTTAGTTGCACCACCTGAATTCTTTGAGCAATTAAGAAAATCAGGTGCTAAACTTTCTGACCAATCAGTAATGGCTGATGGTGGTTCATCACAAATCAGAAATGGTAAAGTCACAGACAGACCATTATTTGGTTTTAATATGTACCAGTCAAATGCTATTGCTGTGTCTGGTGGAAGTGCAGCATCTCATACATTCGGTTCAGCTGGATCAAATGAGTTTGCATTTTTATACGGACATATGTCAGCAGTTGCAACTGTAAATCATATTGCAAAAACTGAATTAATCAGAGACCCTGATTCATTCGCAGACGTAGTCAGAGGCTTACACGTTTTTGGGAGAAAAATTCTTAGAAACGAAGCAGTAAGATCTGGTGTAATAACAATAGGTTAATTAGGAGGATAATAGAGAACTATGGCTACATACGACTTAACGGCAGCTGGTGGAACTACTGGACATTCTGCTAATGGTAGAACACCTTATATGGTTGAAAATACAATCGATGTATCTGCAATCAATGGAGACTCTGGAGCAGCACAGAATGATGTTCTTAGAGTACTAGACATCCCTGCTGAAACTTTAATCATGGAAGCTGGAATCGAGGTAGTGACAGCACTATCTTCTTCAGTAACTCTTGACTTAGGTATCACAGGCGGTGACGTTGACAGATATTGCGATGGAGATACAAATGCTACAGGATTCTCTGCACCAACAGCTACAGCTAGAACTATAGTTGCAAGTGCGGATACTCTTGATGTATTAGTATTAAGTGCGGCATCTAGTGCGGGTAAAATCCGTGTATTTGCAGTACTATGCGATGTATCAGGTATTGACGAAACTGACAGAAATACAGACTCTCAGCACGACACTGCTGTTTAATCTGTTTAATATTAGAGGGGGCTATATGCCCCCTTTAATTTATACCCCTTATAATATTTAGGAGAAATATGGCTATTCACGATTTGACAAAAAAAACAAGAGCAAGTACAGGACAAAGAATTATTAAGTTAGGAAGTGATAATAATATGAGGGTTGATTATTTAGAAAATAGAATTAACGATCAAGAAAAAAAATTAGATAAAATATTGGATTTATTACAAAATGGCAACAACTTACCTGACACTAACAAACAGAGTACTTAGAGAATTAAACGAAACAGAGTTAACCTCTAGTACGTTTAGTTCTAGTAGGGGTATACAAACTGCTATTAAAGATTTTGTAAATAAAGGTATACATGATATTTACAATGAAGCAGCTGAGATACCTTTACTATATACTAGAACAACACAGAATTTAACTACTGGAGATTCAGAATATGATTTTCCAGCAGATTTTAGAAAGATAGATAGAGATTCTTTTATCATTGGTCCAAGAGAATTAGTAACTAATGGTGAGTTTACATCTAACATAAGTAGTTGGACTACTGGAGATGGATCACCATCTTATACTTCAAGTGGTAATGGTAGATTAAATTTAAATGATGCAGCAGCATATCAATCAGTAGAGACTACAGTTAATAAAGAATATAAATTACAGATCAGAGTATTAAGTCCTAATAGTTCTGCAACTGCATTAATTGTTAGAGTAGGTACATCAGCAGGTGGAACACAAAATTTAGATACAACATTAGCTGTAACTGACTTTGGACAGGGTGCTATATTAAATACTACATTTACAGCAACAGCAAAATCTTCATTTATATATGTAGAATCAAGTGGTATACAATTAGATGTAGATTATATTAGATGTTCAAGAAGTGATATTACTAGACAAAAAATACAGTATATCTCATACGATGATTACTTACAAAATTATAAACCAATAGATGATAGAAATGATAGTGATGTATATGGCACACCAGCTAGAGTTTATATATTACCAAACTTTACAGCATTCGGTATAACACCAATACCTAATGATGATCAACAA